AACCGAGGTTTTAAGAATTGCGAAGGCAGATGGTGATACTAGAGAAATCGTTTTTGAGAATGAGGGCACAGATAAAGTTAGTATGTATATGAACTCGGCAGAACACTTCTTCCTTAGACAACACGACGCAGCCAAAGATATAATATTGCGTATGAATACCACGAATGTTTTACAGCTTGATGGTGATGCGTCTACGGCTAAGCTTGCGTGGCCCCTTGAGCTTGGTGTTGATGACACCGGCGTTGATTTTCGAATTTATAGTGCCACCACCAATGAAGGTATTCTTTATGATGCATCAGAGGATGAGCTAGCATTGCTGTTGACAACGAAATTAAAATTCCACGATGTTGGTGGCGGAGAAGAGATCTATGCCTCCTCAAACGGACACCTTGAGATTAATTCTGGCACGACTCTTGATATAACAGCACCTACAGTTGATATTAACGCATCAACAGCGGTTACAATTGATGGTCCTTCTCTTGCTGTCGCTAGTTCAACTTCTCAAAAGCCCTTGGTTGAAATTAAAAATACTACCAATGATGCATACGGGCCCGTTTTACGCTTCGTTAAAGATAAGGGCGCCGCAGGCGCCGCAAACGATGTCGCGGGAATGATCGAATTCTATGCAGATGACGCTGCACAAGATCAGGTTTTATTTAGCCGTATTGCAGGTCAGGTTTCTGTGCACACTAACGGACAGGAAGGCGGCCTATTGGCCCTGCAGGTAGCCTCGCACGATGGAGAGATTAATAATGGACTTGTCCTTGTTGATGGTTCCGCGGAGGACGAAATTGATGTCACAATCGGAAATGGTGCCGATTCTATTACAACTGTTGCTGGTGATTTAGCCGTAACTGGTGCCGATATTGTTGTCGGCTCTGATGGTGACGGTACTGATAGAACAATTACTTTTGGACACTCTACTCTCAAGACCATCATGGGAATCGATGACAGTGCCGACACCTTCATTCTTAATACGGACTCCGCTTTTGATGGCACGGTTGCAGACAACTCATTATCGATTGACGCCAATCACAAGATGATTGTCGGTGGTAGCCTCAGAGCGAAAGGATACATTGTGCCTCACTATGTTCAATACAACACAACGGCCAATTCGGAAAAAGCTCTTCCAATGTACATCGTTAGCGAGGCTGCATCCCCTGGTTCAACCGACTCGGTTCACATAGTTGTTGCGCCCTTTGATGGCATTCTAAAAAGAGCGCTCGTAAGAACATCAGGCGCTCAAAATGGAAATGTTGATATGCGTATTTACAAGGTAGCTGACGGCACCGGCGCGGATGGATTTGCTGATTCCGATGAGGTGGAGTTTGTTCGGGTATCTATGGGCAACGCCGACACCACTAGCGTTTTTAATACAAGTGGTTCGTCACACTTCAGCGCCGGCGAGGCAGTGTCGGTTAGCCTTGATATGAACTCAAACCCTGGTGATGTTAACGTGTCTCTGATTTGGGAATACAATACTTCTGCGCTCTGATAACTATAAACCAATACGTTGTTTAATATATTGGCTTTTTCGTTGTAGAAACACTATTTATTTTGAATTAGTATTTTTTTAGGAGCACCTGTATGTCTAGTTTATTAAAAGAAGCAATCGTGGATGCAAAAGCGTTGCGCGAAGCCGCTTTAAAAAGTGCCGAAACTACGATTGTGGAAAAGTACGCTGATGAAGTTCGCGAAACTTTAGAACATCTTTTGGAACAAGACGATTTAGGAGCGGATTTAGGCCTTGGAGCAGATCCTGCCGCAGATCCAGCCACCGCCACAGCCGCTCCCGCTGCTGGAGCTGTTCCTGGGGCTGAAGGAGCCTTAGAAGGAGAGGCAGAAGAAATTGTAGAAGACGTACCTCTTGCAGCTACAGACAATTTAACCAACAAAGATGGTTCTGGCTTGGGCGATGTTACTGCCGAGGGCGAACCCGTCCAAGTTACTGTTAATTTAGATGCCCTTCAGGAGGCTGTTGCAGTATTAGAAGCAGAACTAGAAGGATCCGAAGAGATAGAGCTTAATGAAGAGGAACTTATGGACCTTCTTTCTGAAGACGGAGAGTTTGATGAAGAGCCGCCCGTGATGGAGCGGGAAAAGCGCGAATCCGAAAAACGCAGAGAGGCCGCCGAAAAACGTAAAAAAGTTGCCAAGGCTGAGAAAGAGGCCGAAGGTAAGGGCAAGAAGGGCTTTATGGAAGAGAATGAGGAACTTGATATTGACTCTCTGTCCGATGCTATCATGGAAAAACTTACCGTTGATATGGGGGCTGAACTATCTGGCTGGACTGGCCGATCCTCAGAGGATATGAAGTGGGAAATGGAAAAAGAATTAGCCCACCGCCGCAGCACAGAAGTGGCCGAAGAATTAAAAGATTTAAAGAAAGCTCAAGAAGAGTTGGTTTTTGAAAATAAACAACTCAAAGAGCAAAACAAACAATATAGGCAGGCAACCAATGAGCTGAAAGAAGGTTTACAAGATGTAAACCTTTCCAATGCTCGCTTGCTTTACACGAACCGAGTATTGAGAAATGCCTCCTTGAATGAGCGACAAAAAGAAAGAATTGTCGAAGCTATTTCACGCGCCGGTTCAGTTATGGAAGCAAGAACAATTTTTGATACGCTTCAAAGCACAGCGCAGTCTACGCCAAGGCGTGGACCACAATCGCTAAGCGAGGCAATTAATCATCGTTCTAGTTCATCTATAATACGTGCTTCCCGCAAGGAGAGCACAAACTCTGATCCTTTCTCTGAAAGGATGAAGAGATTAGCTGGAATAAAATAAACATAAAATCATTATATAAAAGGAGGTGATTAAATTATGGCTGGTATTGTTGAAAGATTAACAGAAGGTATTGTTAATCGCGACATGCGTGCTGAAAGTCACGCATTATTACAGAAATGGCAGCGGACGGGGCTCCTTGAGGGTCTCTCCGACAGCCGCAAACAGGGTTCTATGGCTCGCCTGCTTGAAAATCAAGCAAAAGAGTTACTTCGCGAAGCTAGCACAATGAGTGGTGGAGATGTTGAGGGTTTTGCAGCCGTCGCATTCCCTATCGTTCGACGTGTTTTCGCAGGTTTGATCGCAAACGATCTCGTTAGCGTTCAGCCAATGAGTCTCCCAAGTGGGCTCATTTTCTTCCTGGACTTCACTACATCTACGAATGGTCCAGGTCTCCCCCGTCTTGGTTATCCAGGTTCGGGCTCTTCTGAGCAGTCCCTTTGGGGTGGTGGAGTAGTTGGTTCTCAGCTGACTGGTGGTGTAGATCTTACTGGAGATAACGCCGAAGCTGGTCCCTATGGAATGAATAATGGTTATTCATCGCCCACAGGATCGGTATTCATTGATGGTGGTGCCTTCGTTCTCATCGCTTCTGGTGTTGCAGGACAGGCCCCCGGAACTGAGACTGGTAACATCTCTTGGGATGCCGGTACACAGGCTACAATTGATAGTCTTACCAAGTACGATCCAGATCTCTCTGGTTCTCTTGTTGCTATCGTTGAGATCACAGGATCTAGTGCCCTCGCACAGCTGAACACTCAGAACCTCGTAGGAATTTCGTGGTTCGACTCAGTTGCTGACGATGAGTACGTTGTTGATACTCGGTCTGCCGCACAGCTTGTTCGTCGCTTGACTTCTGTTTCTAGTGGTTCTACCACAACGGATCCAAGCAAAGGCCCCACGGCTTCGAACACTGGTGGTTATAAGATGACCATGGTGTTCACTCAAGCTTCTGGCTCTGTTCAGATGCATGGTGATAACGAAGGTGAAGGCCTCGTTGCTGCGGTTACAGGTGGTGTCGATCACAAGTTTGCTATTCCAATTAACGACAAGTTCAGCACTTCTGCTGCCCTTGGTTCCGTTATTGGTGCTACTGAGTGGGGACTGGAAAATAACCAACTAATTCCCGAGATCGACATCAAGGTCGATTCCATCGCTGTCACGGCGATGACCAAGAAACTCAAGGCTAAGTGGACCCCAGAGTTAGGACAGGATCTTAACGCTTACCACAACCTTGATGCTGAGGTCGAGCTTACGAGCCTTCTCTCTGAGCAGATTGCTCTTGAGATTGATCGTGAGATCATGGAAGATCTTATTCTTGGTGCTACTGCTGGTACTTATTACTGGAGTCGCTCTCCCGGCTTGTTCGTGGAGCGCACAACTGGTAAGGAGATTGGCGCTAGCTCTGCTGCTCCCGACTTTACGGGTACAGTGAGTGAGTGGTATGAGACACTTGTTGAGACAGTCAACGATGTGTCAGCACAAATCCATCGCAAGACTCTGCGTGGTGGCGCTAACTTCCTCGTCTGCGGACCTGAAGTTGCCAACATCCTTGAGTTTACCTCTGGATTCCGTGCTAGCATTACTGCTGACTCAGACAAGGGCACTGTCGGTGCTGTTAAATCCGGTTCACTCTCTAAGAAGTTCGATGTTTACGTCGATCCTTATTTCCCACGGAATGTTCTTCTCGTTGGTCGTAAGGGTGGTAGCTTCCTTGAGAGCGGATATGTATACGCTCCGTATGTGCCATTACAAGTCACACCTACCATCTTTGGTGTTGAGGACTTCGTGCCCCGCAAGGGCGTGATGACTCGGTACGCCAAGAAAATGGTTCGTCCCGACATGTATGGTCTGGTTATTGTTCGCGGTCTTCTCGGTGAGACTGGCGCTAGCTAATAGCTAACTAAAGCGTAAATAAACGCAGCCCTGCCTTCTTCGGAAGGTGGGGCTTTTTTATTGGTGAGTTAAAGTGCTAATAGACTATTTAATGAGAACAGGAGGAGTTTATAATGAACCCAAGAAAAAGAAAGTTGTTAAAAATTAAAGCAAGAGAGGCTGCAACCGTGATCGAGGAGACGGCACCTGCCAAGGCAGCACCTGCCAAAGCACCGCCAGTTAAGAAGGCACCTACCAAAAAGAAGACAGCTACCAAATCGAAAGGTTTTGGAAGCAAAAAGAAAGAATAGCCAACTACTTACTACTGAATAGAAGTAAGGAGAATGAATGAATGGCAGTAACCACCTTAACGCCGGCAAGCACCACTAGTGCTATTGTATTGCCGTCAAGTGGCTCGGAGGTCGAAGTTGCCTTATCGTGCCCGATAGGCGTATATACTGGGTCTTATGATTTTCTATCTGGAGCAGCCGCACAGGTTCCCTATACCTACAGAAAACTAGGGGGAGACATATTAGACATTGAATTGTCTTCATCCAATGTGTATGCCAACTACGAAGAAGCATGCTTGGAATATTCGTATATCATAAACACTCATCAGGCAAAGAATGTTCTATCTGATTTTCTCGGAGCATCAACGGGAACATTCGCCCACACGGGAGAATTCAACGATGGAGGCGCCAGCGGTTCTGCTGCTAACCTTAAGTTTCCAAGGTTTGAAATTAATTATACAAAAAAAGTTGCAGATGCCATGTCAACCGAAGCGAACATCGGCGGCAACATGCATGAATATTCTGCTTCGTTCCAAATGGTCTCAGGGCAACAAG